TCAGGATAAAATCCATTAATAAATAAATATTCCAAACTCTCTGGTAATTCCTCAATTTTAAAATAACCCCACCACGAATCATCCCAATAAGCAGTCTCAATTTTTAGTGGTTTCTTTAAAAAAATATCATATTTGTCAAAATCTAACAAAAATCCAATTGCCAATATTTTTAAATTAGTTGGCAAATCTTTTATTATTAATTCTTCCTTTTTTATTAAAGTTTCTTTATTGATTGATATAATGTCTAATACCTCTAGATTATCAGGTAAAAACATTAAGTCACTACTTTCAAGATTACAACATAACAATTTTAAACCTTCAGGTAATATCCCCACATCTATTAATCCTTTTTCATAAATGAAATTTTTTAAATTCATTGGAAGTTTCTTTGGTTTTTTTATTTCACCTCTTACAATCAAGGTATTTACACAATCTGGTAAATTATCAATTGATTTTTCAAAACTATAATCTAAAAAAACGAATTGTAATTTTTTTGAAATTTTTTTGAATAAATGATCGATACTCTTGTTAAAAACACTACTAAAAATTATTCTCTCCAAATTAACAGGTAATTTTTTAATTTTCATTCCACAATGACATTCAAATGATATATACTTCAAATGTTCAGGAACTGTTTCCCAGCTTCTAAAACTACTACCAAATTGAACATGTCTCACATTCTCAGGCAAATTTTCTAAAGATCCATAAAAAGAATGTCCCAAATAAAGACTTTCCAATTTTTCTGGTAAATTAACCAATGAATCATTAAAAAAATCTGGTAAATATAATGTTACCAGTGATGAAGGTAAATTATTAAAAGGGAGTTTAAACTCAGTTACTTCCATATTTAAAACCTTTAATCCAATTGGCAAATTATCCAACGGTCTATTAAAAGAACATCTATAATATCGCACATCAGTGTCATCTCCCGACACAAAAATTAACTTCTTCAATGTAACGGGCAAATTATCCAAACTCTGGTTAAATTCACCTTGAAATATTAACTCCTCCAAATTAATTGGTAAAAAATCAACTGGACTATTGAAATTATTACCAAAATGTATTTTCTTCAAAGTATTCGGTAAATTTTCAACTAAACCATTAAACAACATCCCAAAAGTTAATTTTTCCAATCCAATTGGTAAATTATCAATTGATTGTTCATAACAATCACTTAATACGAGTGTTTTAATACCCTCTGGTAAATATGGATTTAAAGGATGATTAAAAGTTGAATAATCATATCCTTCTTCTCCATAATATGCACCCAAAAAAACTAATTCCTTTAAAGTTTTTGGTAAAAATGATATATATTCACTTGTTTCCTCTTGATAATATCCGACGGGATTGTTAAATTTCATTCCTAAAAATAATTTTTCCAAATTAATAGGAAGATTATTTATATTATTATTAAAATCTCTGCCTAATCTTAGTTTTCTTATATCATAATTTTTTAATATGTCAATTGATTGATTGAATCGATCACTCAAAATTAAATATCTTATATTTTTTGGTAGAATTTTAATTGGTCGATTAAATTTTTTTAATGTTAATTTAACTATATAATTAAAATCGGCAAGAAAAGAAATATCATAAACATAATTCTGCAAAAATATTTTTGAATAATTTTTCATAAAATCTTTTTGTTCTGGTGTTAATTCCAAATAATTATCATTTTGATAGTCATGTGAATAAAAATAAAATTCTTTTTTTCGCAATACAATACTCATCTTTTATAGAACCTATAAAACAAAGATTCTTTTAATTCACTTTTTTTGCAAGCTGATAAAGAAAATCTATATCATTTTTGAATCCATTGTCAATTAAATTTTTACCTCTCACCTCATCTACCGGTAACACACATATCGATATTATCTCTCCTCCACCATCCCGCCTCATAAAAATTAACTCCTCCAAGTCCCTTGGTAATTCTTCATAAGCATTTGATATATTATCAGATTTTTTCATATAATAATCAACAATTTCCGTCAGTGTTTGCAAATCTCTTAAATTATATTTTATCATTATGTAAATATATTCCTTTCCTTTTTTGTTTTCAACTATAGGTTCGATATGGGAAGGTTTTATTGATTTTATAATTTCGTTGATCATTTTACGTGGTAAATTTTTATTTTCAAAATCATAAATTTCTTCGATTGTTTCACGAATTGCAGTTTCCATGTAATCTTCATTACCTTCTCTGCTGCCTCCAAAACCACTTATAAAATTTCTTTTATTTCCTGTGTATTTACGTTGATAACCACATATAACAACTCGATTATTTGTAAAAATAGTTCCTGCCCCATGAAAATTCTGTTTCGGCTCTTTCTTTCTATAATTTCTCTTTGAAGGTTTATTATCTAAATTGTGTAAAATATCATTCCTAAGATCATTATTTTCATCAATATTATTTATTAACCTTTTTTCAAGGTTTTTTAGTGCTCTTTCAAGCTGATTATTATTTATATTTTTATTGTTCATATAATCTAATGAGGAATAATTTTGAGGTAAAATAAATTGATAAAATAATTTCTGCTTTATAATTACATCAAACTTTCTAACTTTCTCAAATTTGCTCCAAAAGCAACCATACAAATAAATTTTGGAAATAATGAAGAAATATTATACACAGCTATTCCATCATTTTCAAAAATATCAACAATGCAATTATCATTTATTAAGGAATAATTTTCAATAAAATTTTCATAAAATAAGCTATCCGATCGAATCTCTGTTGAATAAATACCACTCATCTTATCAAATTTACATTCTATGTGAGGCATTTTTTTTTTCGAATCAATGGCCCAATAAATATATTGTTCTCCTTCTTTACGATCATCATAGACATTATATTTCAAATAATGTCGATTTATACGATTTTTTGAAATTCTGTTAAGATATTTATCGATTGGTTTTTGCATAGATATTTAAAAATGAGTTTTATACAAATTTATTTGTAAATTATAACTTAAAAAATTATTCAATTTTTATTTTTATACTCAAAAAAGTTTTTTGTTCTTTCTTTGTCATAACCAAATGTTTGAAATATCATTGCTGTGTGCCTTCTTTTTTCTTTAGGGATCAAATATTCATTCATAATTTCCCCTATCTCTATTTTATATTTTAATAATACATCAAGTAAATTATCTTTATTTTTATTTTTTTCAACAAATATTTTTTCAACAATTTCTCTTGGAAATCTTTTAAGGAGCAAGTTAATTGATTTTAAGTATTTTTTTATATTTTTAACATTATTGTGATGACGTAGAAATCTCTGTATTTTAATTACTCTAGGTATTATTTTTTGAAATTGATAAACCATTTTGTTCTTCATTTGATCAATTATTTTATCTTCATATTCATCACTTTCATTGAAGAAAAACTCTCTACTTACATTCGTCAAAATGGTCTTAAAATCACAAAAACTTGGTGAAAAAGTTATTATCTGACGCATCCTCATCAAAATATCAAAATTTCTAAAAAATAATGTTCCAATCCAAAATGAAAAATAATAAATTCTAAAACTATCTTTCGCCAAATAACGATTGATAAATAATAAACATTCTTTGTTCAAACTCCTAAAACATTCCAAACGCTCTTGTACTGTTTTTAAATTGCAAAATATTTTCTCATACTTTTCAATTATATTTCTTTGTTCAGAAAAAATAGGTGAAATTCTAGGCCGCATTTATTAGTTTAAAGATAATTAAAAAAAATATCAATTTTTTTTCTCGTAAAAAAATAAAAAAATATTTATTTACTATATGTCAATCATTTCAGACGAACTTGAATATGATGATCATTTAGAAAAACTACTCAAAGAACAGGCTGAAATTGCTGAAAGTTTAAGTATTTTACATAGAAATGCCCACAGAAAATTTGGTCGTTTTACCAACTGGATCAATATTCCAGTTATCATCGGTTCCAGTGTAGTCGGATTCACCACCGGTTTAGATCTCTCATACATCAATAATATCAATGTAATTTTAGGTATTATTTCCGTATTCATTGGAATCATCAAATCACTTGATAGTTATTTTCAATTAGGAAGAATAAGTGAAACACACCGTATGGTATCTTTGGCGTATGCGCAGATTAATAAGAAGATAGCGATTGAGTTGGCTTTGAATAGGAAGGATCGAATTTCTCCGAAGGATATGTTATCTATTGTAAAAACTGATGTTAAGAATTTGGAGGATGTTTCCCCTTTATTGCCAAAAGACATTATAGATTCGTATAAAAAAGAGTTTGGGCATGATTACGTAAATGTTAAGAAACCAAATATTACAAGTGGATTGTCCCCGGTAGAAATAAATAGAGGAGGTGATCGACCAAAAACAAGCTCTGCAGCCGTTTCTGCCGATATGGTCCATGCTAATTTAAATAACCAAACACAAATTATTGATATCCCCACAATATCTCCTCAATATAATACTGTTAGAACAATTTTGTCTGAATATAGAACAAATGGATCTAACAGGTCTCATCACACTGATACAAATAATAATGGAGTTCCATATGCAGATGTAAATTCAAGTGAAATGGGAATTACCTTGTAAAATATACCAAAGTAAAAATTGATTTTTTTAACATCAAATTACAATTAGAAAAAATATGCCCACATTTTCTAATTGCAAAATTTATATCAGAGGTGATCAATCAATGATTGATCAAGTTGTTTGTGAAAAATTCAGTTTAGGAAATACTGTACCATCTCCAGGGGGATTATTACAGCCGGATTCATTTGATTTTGATAGTTGGTTTGTGAAGAATTGGGGAGTAAAATGGGATGCTCAAAATGCTAGAATTTCAATTAAGAATGGAAGAACAAAAATATCTTTTGAAACACCTTATCAACCACCTCTTATGTGGATCCTGAAAACTTCCATTCTTCTACCTGAACTCAATTTTGAAATGTTTTGGTTTGATGATGAATACCCTGGTTGTGGAAAAGTTGCAGCTAAAAATGGCCAAGTTAATGGCTTCAAATTTGAAAATGGAGAAGGAGGTGATGCATTTATGAAAGAAAATTATGAAAATATTTGGGAAGGTTACCACGAAAATGATGAATCGGATGAAGATTCTGAAGAAAAAGAACTTGACGAAAATGATGGAAAAATTATTGTTAACAATGAATTTATTTATGCTTATCAGAAACAAGGTTCTGATTTAGCCAAATTGTTCAAATTTTATTCAGTTATCAAAGATAATAAATTGGATGAACTTTCAAAAGAGGATGCTTTATTTTTTGTAGATCTAATTTTGAAACATAATAATATTGAGTGTAAAATTGTTACTTGAAACGGGTTAAAAAAATTTGAATAATTATAACTAAAAATGTTAAAGAGATATTTTGCACCTTGTGTGGATGGTTTTGGTAGAGTTCCGATTTCTCCAAAATTAGAAATGCTAGTAAAATCACTAAAAAAAGGAGATAGTATTTTAACTCCTTTTGGCTCCGCTACCATAAAATGCGTCCTCAAATCTAAAGTTCATCAAGGATTTCTTGAAATGACCGAATTCAATAAAATGCTCATTATTCCCAACCATCCAATTCAAATCTATGGAGAATGGACACTACCAAAAGAAGTTAAAGAAATTAAATTCGTACAATGTCAATCCCTGTATTCTTTTATACTTGATAAACATCATATTATGACCATCAACGGAAATAATATCATTACCCCGGGATATGCATTTAATAAAGATTCAAATAAATCTCTCTCGGAAACCCAAAAATTTATTGATGAATTAATGTGTCACCCAGAATGGAAAAATGGTTTAATAGAAATTACAAAATAATATTTTTTTATATTTTCATTAGGAAAACTATTTTTATGCATTTAATTATTTTATAAATTTTTTATTGAAAAATAAAAAGTTTTTATGTATATGGAAAATAATTTATCTATCAATTTTGATAATAATGAATACTTGCCTAATAATTTAAGAAAATATATTATAAAAAAATTCATCAATATTGGATCGATTAAAACTCAACATCCTGATTTTGGCAATTATAAAATTGCATCGACTTTAGGATGGGGTTTTCCTCATTCACATACCTATAAATCCTGGCTTCATCTTATTTTTAAAAAACAATCTTTTTACCCTCCGTCAATAATTGTCAAGAAAAACTTTTTAAATAAAGATAAAATCAAAAATTTTATTGGTAATGAACGTAAAATTTTAAAACCTGATAGGGGACATAGTGGACAAAATATACATATTGTGCATTCATATGAAAATGTCGTTAAAAAAATAAATAATAATGGATATTGGATCTTACAAAAAGAGATAAAACCGAAGCTTTATCAAGGTCGGAAATTTGATACAAGAGTTTTTCATTTTATACTTCAACACAAAGGTAATTGGTATAATTTAATATCGAGTGTTGGATATGCGAAAGTTTCCAGTAAACAATTTAATCAAAATGACGATAACATAAATGGATTTGTTACCAACATAACTTTTAATCAAAATAAAGGAATGCAAGTAATGTTCGAATTTTTCGATTTTATGGAAAAAATTTCGAATAATGATGAAGAAAGAAAAAAATTAATAAATAATGTTTATAATTTAATAAGAGATTATACTAAATTAATGGTTAAACAGTTAAATGAACAGAATAAGATGTATTTTAAAGATGGAAAATCAATATCACAAATAATGATTTTGGGTCCAGATATTATTTTTGACACACACGGAAATACTTTCCTTCTCGAAACCAACAGCAGTCCAGGAATACTTATTGTAAAAGAACTTGTTTATCCATTACAAAAACAAATGATAGATGAACTCATCAAAAACATCCTTGTCCCCATCATAAAAGAAGAAAATATAAATCTCGATAATTACAAAGGAAAAACTCTTACAGCCGAAAGAATATATATTGACTAAAGAAATTGCCCATAATAACTCAACGAAATTTTACTCAATCTTTGATTTGCGAATTTATTTGTTAAATGTCCCAAATCTTCCCACTTATCAAGAAAAATAATTGGCAAACCTGAAATATGTGTTGAATCTTTTTTCAACATAATAGGTATTACGTCCAAATATAGGCATTCCCAAAGTCGGTGAGTATCCAAACCATTTCCTCTTGGACAAATTGCATATTTATGTCTCTTTAACTCTTTAAAATATTCCTCTTTCGGCAATTTCGTATTCCATTCGAGTTTTTTACTTAAAACATCCAAACAATTTTTTCTCGATTTATGCGTCTTCACATTAAACAAAAAATAAATATTCTTTGTTTTCGGTATATCCATTTTTCGAACCTTGTGAAAAATACTATGATCAAACCACTGTCTATTTTCTATACCAATCGGTATTGGAACTAAGTTCTTTGCCTTAATTAAACAATTTTGCGAGAATTGTATTTTTGCATTTTTAATAAGATTATCTTTTTGAATTTCTCGGTCAGAATTGTGACTAATAATAATTTTATTTTCCAATAACTTCCCAAACTTTTTCTTCAATAATTTCAAATCTTCTGTCTTCACAAATATCTTTCTACTTCCCTTAATAATTTCCTCACTCCCCCCATCAAAATTAACAAACTTTTTAACAAATTTTTTGTTATTTGGATTGGCTCTATAACTTCTACTTGTCCCTACAAAAATGTCTGCATAAGGTATAAAATTTTCTCCACATATAATATCTCCATCCTCCAACAACCTAGCAGATGATATAAAATTATATTTTTCATCTCGAACTCTTATCATCTGCAATCGATTTCCATTTACATGAGGTATTCTTAAATTATTTTCATTATAAACCCACTCAATTTGATCTATTGAATATTCTTTTGCTGAAAAATCAGAAATTGCATTTATATTATCATAATAAAATATTCCTTCCAACGGAATATTTGCAGGAGGGTCCGATGAATTAAAAAGCCAATACTGCTTTTGAAAAATATTTACCATATATAAATAAATATTAAATTTTTAATAGTATTCCACGATTACATTATCAAGCTCAATTTTCCCACAACCTAGATTAACTTTTATTTTTTTCAAATTTTGTGGCACCCTCTTCAT